GATGCAATATATGACGAAGGAGTTTATCCTACAGGATATCAAGATCCTGGAGGAGTATATCCACGAGTTAACTATTTCTATGAATCTTCGCTGAATAAAGCTTCAAGGGGATTAATACGCAATTCGCTAGAAACCAACGGCGGCATACCAACATTACAAAATAAAAATTTAAACAAGTATGTAAAAAATCCTAGATATGTAGAGCCAAATCCTACTACTAGCGATGCTGATCCTGTAGGAATAACTAGCGAAGGCATACCAGTTGGTGCACTTACTGGAGAACCTGTATTCAATTACATTCCTCCTGCTGATGACGAAAGTCGGCTACGTTCAACATATCCTAATAATCAGGTATGGGAAACGCCTGGTGGACATGTTGTAGAATTAGATGATACTATTACGAATGAACGTATTCTGATTAAACATAAATCCGGAGCAGGAATTGAGATTAAACCTGATGGTACAGTTTTTGTCAGCAGTACATCCGATGTATTAATTAGTGCAGGTAACGATCAGCATGTGGTTGTTGAAGGTAATGCACATATGACATATCAAGGCGATCTCAATGTCGATGTGGCTGGTGATTATAATCTTAGTGTCGGAGGCAACAAACTACAAATTATTACGGGTGATCATATCTCAGAGATAGATGGAGCGCGTAAGGGCAACATTGCACTTCAGGATAACCTAACCGTCAAAGGCCATCAGTCAACTACAGTTGCACAGTCAAAGACAGATACAACTCTCGGTGGATACTTGCATGCGGTCAAAGGTAACTTTGAACAATCGGTTGAAGGCGATGTGGGAATCTATTCATCTGGTGCACAACAAATAACTTCAGAAGTTAGACAAAATATGACATCGCCTGATACAAATATTCATGCTACAAATCTATCAGTCTTTGGAGATGTCGGTACATTTGGTGGTGAGAATATCATACTGTATTCATATAACCACCATTTAGGTAATACATTGTGGCTAGGTGATGGTGAAGGTGGATCAGGTACTATTAACGTTGATACAATACGTGCTGTACGCATTGATGTTGCAGGAGATATAACGGCAACAAATAGTGTGACTGCTCCAACATTTCATGGAGATTTAAATGGCACTGCAGCAACAGCGTTAAGCTCAAACGAAGCAGGTTTACACAGCGCTTCTTCTGGTGGATTTATTCCACACCCGGGTGCAAGCTTAGGATATACGACTAATATTCAAGATATTAATACCGAACCGCTTCCTGATGATATTAAGGCTACTGCCCTTCCAAATGCTGGTGTAGCAACTACATATCAAAAGTCTGAATATGGTATTAGAGATGTACAAGTGGATCCTGAAGGCGAACTACTTAAAATGATTAATCAAACAGATTTGTCTGGTGGTGTAAGTGATAGACCATTAACAACAGGCGAAGTAAGATCTAAACTCAGAGATGAGAATAATAAAGATAACGTTGACTTCACTGCAAAACAAGTTGCAGAACAAAAGATAAATCCTGAGGCGCTTGGGAAAACTGTACCTGCACAAACTGGTAGAATAGCTAGTGCTAATCCAACCGTTTCTGAAAATTATACCACTATCGGTCCAGGTGGACCGGGTGGAGGACCAAGATGACAACAGCTGCACCAATAGATTTTAATTTTTATAACTCATATTACAGACCAAATCCAGGAATAAAAAATATAGTTCCTGACCCATTGTACAATCCAAATAACGCAAACTATATTAACTCAGGTACAAAGTTGGCAAAAGGAGTAACAATAGGAAAGTTTTTAGGTGCTGCTGGTGAAAAAACAAATATGAACCACATTACCAATGACGGTGAGAGATGGCAAATTGCAAGACAACTTTCATTGCAAGCCATGGCAATGAATACTGTTAATACTGATCACGGACGTTTTGCAAATAAACGTCTTATAGTGGTTGAAGGACTATATAAAAAAGGACCTAGCGAAAATCTTAAATCAGGTGGCCTAAATGATTTAGCTACAAAGGGCAGAGTAGCCGTTTACCAATTGATCGACGAAACTGGCCGGCCAGATCATATTGCGATGTTTGATTTAGCAGTGTACTGGAAAGACAGCATCTTATTTGAAAAACTAATATTAGACTATGACACATATAACCCCGATAAATCTTTAGAATGCCATGTTGTATTACAGATGCCTACCATTAGTTCAGATTATGTAGGTAATTTTGCAAAGGAATTAGAAACAAGATATAACGGATACGTACAAACTACTCGAGAACTCATAGAAATCTTAGGATAAAGCTTATAAATAGTACAAATTATTTGGAATAATCATGGCAACCACAAGAGCATTTGCAATAGAAGACGGTAACTTATCAACCGGAAGTGTTGTCACATCGCGTGATCGCAATTACCTAGATATAGACCTATCGTTTGAAGCAAATAAAAATGGCGACATATTTAAAAAAACTGATGCCGCTGCCGTTAAGCAGGCGGTTAAAAATATATTAACGACTGGATACACAGAAAAACCTTTTCTTCCACAGTTTGGTGGAGGTATTGGAGACGCATTATTCGAAAATATGGATGATGCAACATCTTTTGAAATAGACCAAGCTGTAAGAGCATCTATATCAAGCTTTGAACCTCGGGCTGTATTAGATACGGTAGAAATAACTGATAATCCAGACACTAATTCAATAAACGTAACAGTTCGATTCGGTATAGCAAACATCGGCGAACTCGTTACTGTAACCACATCTTTATCAAGGCTGAGATAATATGGCAACTACAGTACAAAATAGTAAATTAGATTTTGATAATATAAAAAATTCGCTTAAAGCATATCTTGCTAAACAGGATGAATTTGCTGATTACAATTTTGAGGCATCTGGTCTTTCTAATATCCTTGATGTGCTAGCATATAATACACACTATAATGCGTTGACCGCTAACTTTGCTTTGAACGAATCATTTCTTACAACTGCACAATTAAGAAGTTCTGTTGTATCTCATGCCGCAACACTAGGATACGTTCCAAGATCTCGATCAGCGTCACGGGCTGAAGTCCAATTATCTTTAAATCTCGCCGGAGTAGCAGGCCGACCTGGCTCTGTAGTAATTGCAGCCGGAACTACATTTACTGCTGATGCTGGAGAAACCACATATGTATTTCAAACATTAGAAGATTATACAGCTACTGATAATGGTGAAGGTTTTTATCAATTTCTAAACGGAATCGGTGGATCTACAATTAGTCTTTTCGAAGGTGCTCAAAAAACAAAAACATTCTATGTTGGCGACGTAGGAGAAAGACAGCTTTATGTTATACAAGACGAAACAATTGATACGACAACAGCTGCAGTTTATGTGTACGAGACTCCCTCTAGTTCGGCATTTGTTTCATACACTCCTATTACAACTGCAACAACTGTTGATTCAACCTCACGATATTATCAAATCTCTGAAGCGCCTAACGGCTACTATGAATTAAATTTTGGTGATGGAATATCTTTTGGTACGTCTCCGACTGCAGGTAATAAAATAGTTGTAACATATCTCTCTTGTGCTGGGGCTGAAGCAAACAACGCTTCTAAATTTGCTCCTACTGCACAAATTACATTACCGATCGTAGGAAGCTATAATTTAGACGTGACTACAGTCGCTGCGTCTGGTGTTGGCGGCGCTAAACAGTCAATAGAATCTATTCGCCAAAACGCACCTATATCTTTTGCTGCTCAACAAAGACTTGTGACAGCTGACGATTACCGTGGCGTTATTCAAAGAAATTATCCAACGGTTACTGATGCTATTGCATGGGGTGGTGAAGACAATGTACCAGCGGATTATGGCAAAGTTTATGTCTCTCTTGTATTTGAAGATGGTTCTACCGAGGCACAAAAAACGGCAGTAAAAAACTCAATTGTGCAAGATGTATCTACGAATCTTTCAATCATTTCTATTGATACTGTATTTGAAGATCCAGTGATAACTTATCTTGAAGTTATCTTAACATTTAACTTTGATCCAAACCTTACTGGCCAAACGATTAAATCTACTGAAACAGCCGTCTTTGGTGAGTTACAGTCTTATGTAAATCAGAACCTTAAGCAATTTGGTGGAACATTTAGAAGATCTGAATTATTAGGAAAAATAGATGACTTAAGCGAAGCGATTCTTAACTCTCGTGCTTCTGTCAAACTGCAACAAAGATTTGTTCCAAACTTACTACAGTCTACATCATACAAACTGTATTTACCGGTAGAGCTAGGTTCTCCAAGTGCTACAGATTTTATTATATCTTCTTCTACGTTTATTTTTAATAATAAAGTTTGTTCTATTAAAAACGCTTTAAGCTTGACTAAACTTCAAATTGTTAATTCAGTAGGAGATGTTGAAATAGACAACATTGGTTCTTACGACGCACTAACTGGTACAATAAATTTAACAGGGTTTGCTCCAACAGGTATTACTGCTGGAGTTAACTATATTAAAATATCAGCTACCCCTGCAAATCAATCTACAATTCGACCATTAAGAAGTTATATTTTAGATTTAGATGAAGGTCCATCGTTTGCTACAAGTTCTACTGATAGACAACAAACAGATATTACAATTGGCGCAGGCACTGGTGTTACTTCTTCTGCTACAGGTGCAGCAAATACATATGTAAGAGCTCCAAGCATACCTTCATCCGGATACTAATATGTCGCATTTGTCAGACTATAATAGAATTAATACAAACCTCAGGGCCTATAGTATTAAAGAGGTTCTGCCTCAATATTATGCTAGCGAATACCCGAACCTAATTAGCTTCTTAGAGGGCTATTATGATTATATAGATTCTGACGGAACCATTGATGCTATAAATGATCTTTATAGTTTGTATGATTTAGAAAGAACAGATTTAGCGTACATCGAAAATATATTTGCAAGTATTGCTGATGGAGCGAACTCAACGTATTTTAGTGAACCGCGTGAAGTACTTCGCAACTTTGCTAATTTTTATAGAGTTAAAGGCACAAAGTATTCTGCCGAAGGTTTCTTCCGGGCGTTTTACGGCATTGATGTACAAATAGAGTATCCAAAAAATAATATTTTCATTGTAAGTGAATCACAAATAGGTACAGAATCTCTTCGGTTCATTCAAAACAGTGCATTATATCAAATATTCTCAGTACTTATTAAATCGGCTGTACCGCTTAATACGTGGAAAGATCTATATAAAAAGTTTGTGCATCCGGCTGGATTCTTTTTAGGCGGTGAAGTTGTTCTTGAACTACCGTCTACAAATTCTCAGCTTTTAGTTATGCCAGATAACATTGATGAACCACCGCCCCCAGTGTTGGTGGAAGGTACTGCAAAATATACTATACCATTTGGCTTGGTAGAAACACTTGGTATTCTTCCGGACGATGGAGATTCAGATACTGTGGTAGAACGTATTGATCTTACTGCAAAAGTCGGCGATTATAAAGATATGCCGGCTGACGTCTTTGCTGCATCTTATGGCAGAATAGACGGAGCAATGAATATTAACTCGCCGACGTTTGATGATTCGGCAAAAGACTTTGCGCCGTTCTACTCAGACGGAGAAGAAGGCCCAGGTTACGATCAACATGGCGTGAGAATGAGCAACGATATAGAAAGATTCGATCAAGCAATCTGGTTCTATGACTCGGCTGCTGGAAATCCACGCTATATGACAGTTAGTTATGTCGATTCAGATTACGTAGAACTTACTTAGAGGTAAAAAATGGCAATCACATTAAGAAATACTAAAGGGACGGCATTGACCCACGTCGAACTCGATGCCAACTTTACCACACTGGCTGCAGCTGATATTGATTCAGCCGGAGTTACTGCACTTGCAGAAGCTGCGCAAGGTAATTTAAATTTAAATACTTTAGCTGGTGATTCGGATATAGACTTCGGATCAAATAAAATATTATATTCAAACAATTACGATTCAGCTGGTGCATTACCAGCTGCCGGAACTTATCATGGCATGTTTGCTCATGTTCATTCCGAAGGTGCAGGATACATGGCACACGGCGGAGCTTGGGTAAAGCTAGCTAATTTTACT